GAATACAAACGACCTGCCTGAATCTCGCTTTTAGTCTCAGCGTGCTTCTCTAAATGCGCTGAACCATTAATAGATTTAGGTTGCACACCACTTTGACGCAAACGCTTATACGCAGACATGTCAGCATCTTTAGCTTTCTCAGCTTTCTTCGTAGCGTCTAAATCAATTACAGAGTTACGAGAAGGCATAGCAGAAGGCGCAATGTTCACACCTGAAATAAGTTTGCTCATTGCCTGCCCGCAATCAACGCAATGAAACGAATGCTCATCATTGAAACCATGTATTATTTCTTCAACGTTTTGACATCTGTTGCATTTATAGTCATACCGTGGCATAACCCTCTACCTCTATTCCGTAGCCAGCATTTTTCAAAGCGTTTATTTCTTCATCTGTAAAATCGGTAGGGGATTCATGCCCACCATATATTGTCCGAGAAACTGTACTCATGTCTGCCGGTTGTCGAGTCGTTACCGACCCATCGTTTAATATAAATATATTAACGCCTCTAGCTGTCGGAGGATAGAATCTAGCCAAGTTCCTAGCAGGACTAATAGTAGGGAACCTAGTAACGTCTAACGTAGGAACCGTGTTTTCAAACACAGGAACGTATTTCCTGCGAAACAATAACTCTTCGACAGACGTAGATCCAGTAATGGTGTCAACAGATATTTCTTGATCCATGCTGACAGTCACAGACGGCACTGTAGACGTTCCAGTTATAACTGATGGCTCTACACTAGCTGTGCCTGAAATCGTCGCAGACGGCGTTGTAGCAGCCGTAGAAATAACACTAGGGGCAACACTCGCTGTGCCAGATATAGTCGCTGACGGCGTAGTCGTAACACCAGCAATGACACCAGGACTAACCCCTGCATTACCTGATATTGTCGCCGACGGCGTAGTAGCGCTAGTCGCTACAACGCTAGGAGCTACACTAGCTGTCCCAGATACAGTCGTAGCAGGAACAGTTGTTGATCCTGCAATTACCGCAACGGCAGCACTCGCAGAGGCTGTTACGGTTGCAGCCGGTACAGTCGCAGTACACGCTATTGTCGATGCGTTGACTGTCGCATCTGCTTCTACTAAACGGTAAAGTCCAGAAGTCCTGTAGTCTCTGGAAGTGCGGTACGCTATACCAGCCACGCATAACCTTCCTAACTCGGTTGGTCTGGGAACTCAGCCGTGTCAGCAGGAGTCCATGTTGCTGGGAAGTCTCTTAGTTGTTGCCTGTATGTAGCCCATTCAGCTTTCTTGCTGTCGGTTAAAGGACTGTCTGGCATTTGTGTCCAATCTGACTCTGCTAGCAAAGCGTCACGCCATGCACGCATTTGGTCAGTGTAGTATGCGTTTTCGTTGCCTGCTGGGGCTAACAATGTATCTAATCCTATAGTATTAGACACGATAACTCCCTGCCATAAACATTGTTCCAGAGCTAGTCCATTGTAATGGAAGAGTCTCTCTGACCGATATAACTTGCACGCTTGTATATTGTTGCATGTAATACGGCACTATTCTGTTGGTGCTTTGAATGCCTATAGCCTGAATTGCGTAAATGGTAACACCGTTAGGTCGCACCCAGCCATTACCTGTTCCAATAAACTGCAACTCTCCAGCATAATCAACTGGCATACTGAATTGCATACTTGTGCTACTAAACGATGTTGTGCTACCACATAAAAACTCTATTTCATAGAAAATTACGTCACCAAGCCTAGCGTAATGTGCGTTTAATGTTCCGTTACCTAACGATAGGTTTGTTAGCGTTGGTGTCCAAGCGGTCCAATCTAAAGAACCATCAAGAATGTTTAACTCAGCAGCAGTAGACGTAACAGCCGTAGACCCCAAAATTAAATCACCGTCGGGAATAGTAACATCTCCGGTAAACGTAGGAGTAGTATCCCACGCAGACGTACCAGAACCAGTACCCATAAGCACAGCGCCAGCAGAAGGGTTAGAATCAGTACTACCCAACTTAGTCTCTAACGCAATAATCGCACCAGAATGATTCGTATGAACGACA